CCTCTTGGGAGGCCGCTCGGGCCGCACAAGCCGAAAAATTCAAAGAGATGGTTACTGGGACTCAATAATAGTTGTTCACAATCCCAATCGGATTCTTGAACGGAATCCACGGCTGCCCGCCGAAGTTCTGGATGTTGTTGAATAGCGGCCCGCAGTCCCCGTCGGTTTGGGATGCAACACCTGCCTTGTGGTTGCATCCCAGCGACACACTCACGGACGCACCTTCGGTCAGGCCGGTCGGGTTATACGACAGCACGAGCACCGTGCCACCGGACTCCACGCGCTTGATCGTGCGGACTTCCGCAACCCCGTCGGAGGTCGTCCACTCGAAAATCCCGTCGAGGTATTTCGCCGTGTCACGGGAGGTCCAACCAGCAGGTAACTTCACGCGGGAACCATTGATCGCCTCGACGGTCGCGGTGACGGTGAATGCAGCCCGCACGACGCCACACTTCTCGCTGTAGAGCGCATACGGGCAGCCGTACTGGTAGCGCCGCTTCAGTCCGTTACGCCGCATGGAGGTTGCCACGGACTCACAGGTGAACGTGGCCGAGGTCTTTCTCCGGCTGCACGAGAGCACGCGGCCCGTCCAGATGATCTTGAACTCTTCATCCGGGTCACCCAGATGCCCGGCGCGGATCTTCAGCGTGGTCACGTCGGACGGCGGGTAGGCCAGAAACAGGTTCGCAATATCGACATCGTGGGGAACGGTGATCGAGAAGGACTTCGTGTCCATCGTCCCCGACTCCACGATCTTTGCACGGTCGATAGCGATTGGCGCGAACGTCAGGCCCGTAAAAACCACCGGCAACTCGTGGTCGGTGTACCGGAAAGCCCGGGTGCCGCAGACGAACTCGAATAGCTGAATTGGGGCGCCGAGCGACCGGGATGCTTCGTAGGTGGCGTAGGTCACAGCGTAATCTCCGGGTAGCGCACATTCACGAGATGGTCGAACCGGTCGAAGACTTCCAGACTATCGGCGCCCCACGACTCCAAGAGCCACTGGCCAGCGCCGTCGTAGTCGTCGATGGGATTCTCAGCGGTCAGGTCTTCCAGCGAGGTGGTGTTCAGAGCAATCTTCGCCACGGAGTCCGACTGCCACTGGACAGTCAGGTCATCCGAAGAGAACCGGCGCACGGGCATCCACGACACATAGGCCACCGCAGATACAGGAATGTCGTCGAAGAACGCCTGCGTGAACTGGATGCCCGTGTTTTCGCCAGAGACATACATCGTCTGCACGGTGCGATAGATGTTCCGACCATCCACAAGCCGGATCGCCATAGCCCGTTCAACCGTGCTGTCCGAATAGTCTTCGTAAACCTCAGTCCCGCTAACGGTGATCGTGTCGCTGCCAGCGTTGATGTTTGCGGCCAACGGCAGGTCGTTCTCGAACGTCGGGAGGTAGAACTCACCGAGACGCCCGACCCTTCGACGGAAGAAGTTCTCGATCTCCTGCACCATGTCCGTCGAGGTGGCCAGCACAATAGATTTGTGGGCGCGGGTGCTGAACGTGGCCGGGTGGTAGGTCGAGATCAGGCCGCGCCCGAAGTCCACCTGCTCAAACGTGCGCGACCAATCGGACGAGACAGCTTCCGCCCAGTTCGGACGATAGGGGAACACCTCACGCCCGCCGTGGATCTCTCTCTGGGGTTCGGAGACCACCTTCTCCTCGGACCCCGGGGTCACGTTGAGCGTGATGTTCGCCGTGGCCGCGCCGTTCGTCTTGTTCGTGATGGTGATGTTCGAGGGGAACATCCCGACCACGGTGGGGCGGATGGTCGTGCCCTCGGGCCACGGGCTATCTGCGGTGTCGTCGAACGTGATATGCAGACCATCGACGGAATCGATGTACCGCTGCTTCAGGCGTCCGAGGCCGTCGTCGAGGATGACGCTCGCCCCTCCGACCGCCCAGTACGGCATCGGCCCAACCACGGTCATCGAACCGTCCAGTGCGACCGCGCTGACGACCAGCTTGCGCGTTGGGTCTGCCAGTTGCAGGGGGTAGCCGTACCACTTCGACATCATGCGGTTCAGCGTTCGCAGGTCGGTGGCATCCATCACCACGGAGAACTCAATCTGCTTGCGCGGCGTGAACCGGAGCGCCCGGCGTTGCTCCTTCCCGGAGCGCGACGTAATCAGGTCCGTTTTGAACGAGTGGGTTACGTCGATCCCGTCTTTCCACGAGGGCGGGAGGGTCCAGAGCCGAGTGCGCTCTCCGGTTAGCGACAGGGTGACGATCTGCCCGTTGTCCGCGTGGAACGAGATCGTGCCGTTGATCGTGGCAGGGCCGTCCGGGAGCGCCTGAATGTCGTATGTCAGGGCGGACAGGGGCGCCATCGTCACGGGCGCCGTCGCGCCGGACAACGTGATACCCTCGACGTTTGCTTGCGTGATGCTGTCGATGCTGCGGCTTACCGTCCACGCGCTCCACAGGACCGCAACCTTCGTGACGCGCCCGCCCACTGACCCATACCGTAGATGCGCGGGAAGCAGGTGGAACCGGTTGTAATAGTCGTCGAAGAACGATGCGGCCCGGCTACCCGATAGCGCGATGGAGCGGACGGCGGCAGGCCGGTTGTTCGTGAACGTCCCGCCCACGGTGGGCGACAGATCGCGGAGCGTCCGCGCCTGCTGCGCCGAGGGGTGCGCGACGAACGGGTGGCCAGCGTAATCGGAGGCTGGAAGGATGAAGCCCGTGGCGGTCATCGTTTGTAGGCGTACCCGACCATGCCGCTGGACTCATCTGCACCCCACGTCGCACCACGCAGCACGGTCAGGGAGGACGATTTCTTGAAGGCGGGAAACACCTGCCACTCGTCCGTGCCACCGATGGTCAGGGTGGAGTCAGGATCGAAGTCCGTCATGTTGATCATGCGGACACCCGCAGGATGGCCGAGTTGGGCGAACTGGGTGCCAGAGCCAGAACCCTTCGTGGCGTAGAGGTTGACCGGCACGAGAATCCCGGTGCCCGCGTAGCTGGATCGACCCCGGGCGAGATAGCCGTCGTTCACGTCGTCCGTGAACCCGCCGATCACCTCGTTGCCGTCGAACGCATTCCAGCCCCCGAACGACAGGGAGCCAGCGCGGAAGCGGCGCCACGGGTTCGGGTTGTTCGCGTGGACGATACGCACCCCACCACAGTCTGCGTTGGCCCAGTAGGACTGATGGCCCGAAAACAGGTATTGGTGGCGCGTGTCCCGATAGGACAGCGGGAAATCGTAGCCCGAGTTCGACTGGTGAAAGTTCGCGCCCGCGATTACCTCACCCCCGGTGAACGAGGACGCTGGCACGAGATTGCCCATGTAGAGGTGGCGATAGCGATTGTAGCCGTACTCGACCACGATGGCGAAATACGGGGCAGGCGTCAGCCCGGCGTACATGATGACCTTGGTAGGCTGCGCCGTGCCTGCGTCCGTTACAGGCGACCGGATGCGCGCCGTGCTGGTGATCGCGGAAGTGTCGGTGCAGGCCCAGAACAGTTCGTCATACGGCGCCACGTAAAGCCGGGTAAGCGCGAACGTCGCGCCGCTACCCGCACGCAGAGTCGGAGCGCTCGTCGTCCCGCCCACCGTGAACCCGACGCTGGTTGCGAAGGTTTTGACCAGCGGAGGAATGTCCGCGAGCGTCGAAATCGTGTTCTGCTGCCATGCCATGCGTGGTGATCTATCACGAATCAGTTGACATGGCCAGAGTCGGATGTATTGGTTGAACAAGTTTCAAGTAGGAGTTGAGTTGAGATGCGTTTCCGTATTTTCATCGACCGTATCGCCGCGAGGTTTGGGTACTACCGCAGTACGCCGTTGCCCATCGAACTGATCGTGTTCCACACTGCCGAGCACGCACGTAGGGCCGGTTTCTACGGCGAACGACATCCGCAACTCGAGCATTTGCGCGCATGGTGGCCGAGCCAAGGGATGATTGGTTTGATGGGGCCGCCGCCGCAACGCGTGACGCTCACCGAAGACATGGCGCTCCATCGAACCCCTGAAGGTCGGGTGGCCGATATTCTACGGTGGCGCCAGATGCTCTTCGGTGACAATGCAATTTGGGTGGAGTTGCGTTGAGATGTCCGCACAGAAACACTTTCTCATCATCACCGGCCCCGGCTGTTCGTATTGCACGAAGGCCAAGACCCTGCTCACCGAAGAAGGTCACACCTACCATGAGGTCAACATGATGGACTCCGTTGAAGCCATGGACATCATGACGAAGTTCGGCCTGAAGACCGTGCCGCAGATCTTCGAATTGATCGGCGGCCATGATGCGCTGGCCTGTTATATGGGGAGGGTCTGATGGAAACGCCCGAGACGAAGTTGCTCCGCGAGGTGACGGAGACGCTGCGCGAAACGATGACGAAAGCGATGGGCATCTCTTACGAGCAGATGGCGGCACGCATCACCCCCTCCATGTTTCATAGCGGCGGTGTTATTTCGAATCGCATGTACCCGCACGAATTCCCGACCATCATCATGTCGGAACATATCATCCCACGTGCTGCCGCCATGCGACTGTTCGAAAGCGTCCATCTACCAGCGCAGGTCTTGGAGGAAGATTGGTCGGAAGTCCGGTCGCCCGGTCGTGCGCGCCGTCGTCTGAAGCAGGGACATCGCCAGAACATCAAACACGTGCCCAAGGAACAGGTTTTTGTGGTCGGCGGGGATGTATTCGCCTCGCCTGCCACGGTGGAAAAACTGCGGCAAACCCTCGTGGAACGGCAGGATAAGGAGATGTTGAACGCGCTGTACGGGAGGATCACGCGATGATTTCCGACACCCTTTACGAAGCGGCCAAGGACATCCGCACCTATCTGGAACTGATGCCTGACGTGTATCGGATCTACGCCGACCGCCTGAATGCACTGGTGGACGAGATGGACCGGATTCGGGCGCTGCCGGGGATGGATGGTTCGCCTGTGCCCACCGTCAGCGCCGCTATCATGGAAGGAGAGACATTGGTGTCTGGCGACTTTGTCGTGATTGACGCTGCCACTGGGTTGTGGAGAAAGGCTCGACTGACCGAAGACAGTGTGTGTCAGTTTTACATTGTTCCCGGAACATCGTGTTCACGACTGACGGGCGGCATGGTTTTGGAGATCCCGTTGCTATGACTATCACATATGAGCAGGCCAAGGCGATGTTCGAGAACAGATCCAACGGTCGTCTCGACGGCATTTCATCCGGTAAAGGCGGGCGTGCATGGTTGGACGGAGAGTTCGCCTTGGCTGACCTCGAAGCGCTTTGCATCATGATCCGTCACGAGGCAGGTGTATACGCCCAAGGTGCCGCCGAGTTGCAAGCATGTTTGGATGGGGCGGATCGCCATGACTAACCGCCACACCGAAACCCAAGACTGCCCGAAGTGCGGCGACGAATGCTGGCGCGAAGATGCTGACGTAGGTGTCGGCATCATCTACGGACCGTGGGGATGCCCTTCCTGTGGGTGGAGCGAGTCCGGGGCATACGACCTATCGGAAGGCAAGTCACCCATCGACGAGAAGGGTGGTGTGACCGATCAGTTCGGGATGTATTACCCGCCCGAGAATTCGGTCGCACGTGCCTACCTGATGGCCGCAGCCCTCACGCCAACGCCAGCGCCCAATACTGCCCAACCCCCGTGCGGAAGCAGTTCTGAACGACCAGATGGTCCACCCCGCTCGCCGTGATGATGTTCTCCGACGAGTTCGCGTTCCCCGGCACCCGATAGACGCCATCCAAGATGCCGTATGTCTGGTCTGCCGGGGATTGCTGCGTCAGGGTGATGGGCATCAGGGCGAACGAGCCGTCGAACGACGGACCCATGCGCTGCCGGATTGAGTCGTAGCCCCAGACGCCGTTGCCATCGGTCGTGCGGGCGCTGCCGAGACCATCACCAAACTGCTCCGGGCCGAGGAAGATCTTCGGATTGCCCGGATCACCGCCGTTGTTCCAACAGCGCACCCACTGGCCGGTCGGATCGAGCATCCACGAGGGTGTGTCGTTGTTGATCGCACTCCCGTAGAACGAGACATAGGGGCTGACGAAGTGCGTGTGGCCGTCGTCCGTAGAGCGCCAGTTCTGGGTGCCGGTCTGCAAGGCACCACGGCTCGCGCCGATAAACATCGGATAAGGATAGGTGGTCGGGGGCGCATAGGGTAGGAAGAACCCAGCGTAGCACGCCTCGAACACCGTGGAGATCTTCACGACCACAGAGAACCGGCGCCCGCTGGCCACGAACCAATAGGTCATGGGCTGGTTGTCGAGATACATCGCGACAGGGGTGCTGGGATTCAGGTGCTCGGTGATCGATGTGGCGCTGGATAGCAGACCGGTCATGCCGTTCAGCCATAGTGCGTAAGTGCCAGCGCCGGAATCGGCAGTCAGGCGCAGCCCGACGTAGATGTTATCTGGCCCTTTCAGAACCACGTCGTTGCTGTCGGTGTCCGTCCACGCGGTCGTCCACTGCTGGCCTGCGGCGACGAGAGTCGCGTTGGTCGTCAGGAAGGTCTTCAGCTTCGCGAACAGGTCGGTGTGGCTGGTGGCGGTTCCGGTGGCATAGGCTGTCATGCGTGGTGATCTATCACGAATCAGTTGACATGGCCAGAGTCGGATGTATTGGTTGAAGGAGTTTCAAGTAGGAGTTGATTGTATGGATGAGATTGTCTGGGGCGCCGAGATTCCGGTGAATGGCGTGTGTCCGACGTGGCTGCGTACCAGCGACACAGTGGACCTGAAGACCAGTGAAGGGTGGCGTTATTCGAAATCCGGGGTGGCCGGTGATCCGCGCACGTATTCGTGGACACAGGCCGATGGCACCCCCTGCATCCTGTCCATCCGTCTGCGCCCCGACCACAGCTATTACACGGCGACCACAGAAGGGTTCACCTACTGGCCGGGCGGCAACGAGGCGCCGGAAGACTGGGATGGCGGGGAGGTGTTGTTACGGGATGGGTGCCTACGCTCTCCCCATTTACGCAGCAGCAGCAGCATTATCGGCTACCGCAAGCGTGCCGAAACCACCAGTATTGATGACTTCACACGCCATCTCTCCACCCAGATCGCAGAACTCGACCGCCTCCGCAAACGGGAAACCGAACTGATCGAAGCCAACAACGCGCTGGTGGAGCGTGCGCGGAAGGCCGAACGGACCCTCCGCGCAATCACTGACCTGATCACCCAAGCGCAGCCCTGATGGCTTGGGAGTTGTCCCTCATGAAGTTCAAGAGGGTCTGCTCCCCGGCCTTCTGGCTCAACGCATGATTCAGTGCGTCCGAACCGTCCACGGCATTGACGATTTTGATGTTCGGGGAACCACCGGCACCC